GTCATACTGAATTCTTAGGGGATGTAGAAAAATTGGGTTTACATATCCCCACTTTAGAAGGGAGGCATGTTAGCGCGTGAGAATGATTGGGTGATTAGAGGTGAGAAGGGAGAGTTATATCCGTGTAAACCAGATGTATTTGAGATGACATATGATATTGTAGAAGATAAACGGGAGGGTTAAATTGAAGGAAATAAAGAAAGAACTATTGGGTAAAGAAAAGATTGTAAATTGTAATGATGATGAATGTTTGCATTACAGGGAGTTGAAGGAGAGGGTACGAATTTTTCCACGTAAGAATTATGAACCTCTTGGGGATGAAGATTGTTGGGTAACAGGATTTTGTGATAGAGATCAAATAGTTATAGATAAAAGAGTGATAAGTACATTAGTTTCAAGATATAATTTAACAGTATGCAAATATAGGAGTGATAAGGATATTGCTGGACATAGGGATTTTACAAAGATGATGCCACAATTTGTAGATGAAGACGGGATGAAGGAATATAACAAAAGTAAGAAAAGGAAAATTTTTTAATGGGAGCTAGTTATTATTCTGAGGATGTAAAGTTAAGGGGGAAACAATTATATTTGCAAGGGTTTTCTCTAAATGAATGTGCTAAAAGAGTAGCGGAATGGACGGGCAAAAAATGTTCTGCTTCATTATTTAGAAAATGGGCTATAGAGGGAAAATGGGGGGAAGAACAGCGAAGATCTTTAGCAAAAGTAAACACTTCTTTGACGGAAGATACTACCTCTAAAATGATACAAAGGGCTAAAGAACAACTAGAAGCTTATCAATCATTGATAGATAGAGGTGTTAAAGCTTTAAGCGATAAAACTGTAACAGTTGATAAAATAAGCGAAGTAGTCTCTTTAGTTGATGTAGGTATAAAAGGTGAGAGACAGATAAGCCAGGGTTTAGTATCCTGGAAATATGTAGAGGAGGTAGTGAAAATAATTTGTGAAGAAATACACGAGGAAGAATTACGAAGACGCATTGCAAGAAGACTTCAAAACCTCACAACAGACTTATTATCCGTTTAATATAAATGAGTATTTAGCTCAGTGCACTAAATGCAAGTATTTAACTGGCATAATTATAGATAATAATGATGAATTAAACGGTACTATAAAATTCAAGAAGGTGGGGGATAAGATTTTTCATATTTGTGGTGGTGAGGTTAAATTATTTAATAATGCCTGAAAAACTTTTATCTTTACCTGAAGCATTAGCTGATACGGGAAAAATGATCATAGAAAGTATTTCTGGTAGTTTAGGAGGTTTAACTACAGAACAAAGACTATACTATAGAAATAATCCTGTTGAGTTTGCGAGGGATATACTGGGTAGTGACCCGTATGATAAACAAGAAGTTATTTTACAATCAGTAGCAGATAATGAGAGAACAACTGTTAGAAGTGCACATGGCATGGGGAAGAGTTGGGGAGCTTCAGAAATTGTTTTATGGTTCTCAAGTTGCTTTATACCTTCAACTGTAGTAACAACTGCACCTACTGCAAGACAAGTAAAAGACATTTTGTGGCGGGAAATAAATACTAACTATGCACAATCCAACACCAAACTTGGTGGAAGGATGTTAACTTTGAATTGGGAATTGAGCAGAGAGATAAAATGGTTTGCTACAGGGTTTACAACAGAAGAGCATGATTTGGATAGATTCCAAGGGTTCCACAATACAAATATTTTAGTGGTGGTTGACGAAAGTTGTGGTGTGCCAGCAAACATCTTTAGTTCTATAGAAGGTCTTTTATCCGCAGGGGAAACCGTTAGATTATTACTTATAGGAAACCCAACTAATGAGAACACGGATTTTGGAAAAAGTTTCAAATCACAGTTCTATAACAAATTTCATTTATCTGTATTTGATAATCCCAATTTTACTAAATTCAACATAACTATAGAAGACATAAGAAACAATACTTGGGAAAGTAAAATTGATGGGCCTATGCCTAGACCATATTTAACTACACCACAATGGGTATATCAACGTTATGTAACTTGGGGAGAACTTCATCCGTTATTTCAGGTAAGGGCATTAGGAAATTTTCCCACAGAAGACGTAGATGCTTTTATACCACTTAATTGGATAGAAAAATCTTATGAGTTAGATGTCCAACCTTCAGGCAACAAAATACTTGGGATTGATATAGCAGGACTAGGAAGAGATGCTTCAGTAGCTACTTTGAGGCATGGAGATGTACAAGTATTTATAAAATCCTGGAGTAAGATGAATCCTATGCAAAGTGCTGGAATTATTATTAATTTAATCAAAGAGTGGACTCCAGATATGGTGAATATTGATTCTATAGGTGAAGGTTCAGGTGTTGTAGCAAGACTAAAAGAGCTTGGGTATAAGGTCAATGGGGTTAATGTCGGGTCAAAACCAGATAAAACAGAAGAGTTTCTTAATTTAAGGGCTGAAATATACTGGGGTATACGTACAGCTTTAAGGGATGGAAAGTTAAAGTTACTTAAGGATGATATTCAAGAGGTAGAGTTATTAGGTACTAAAGCTGAACCACCGACTAGTAAGGGTTTATTGAAGTTAGTAGCTAAAGATAAAATAAAAGCGGCTATAGGAAAAAGTCCCGATAAAGCTGATGCACTATCTTTAACTTTTTATACGTTCAGGCAGTCTGTTGGAGTTGTATCAGAGGATTTATCCAGTGTTTTTGAGGGCAGTAATAATAATCAAGATGATGGTATACTACCAGATATTCCGCCTATAGATAAAGTTTACCGAAACCCTGAAATAGATTATAATAGAATAGTAGGGGTATGCCCAAATTGTAATATTAGTCAAGGGGTTACTTTGGTAGGGGAAGCTGTTGACGCTATACAAAATTACAAATGTTTAATATGTCAAAATAAATGGGAAGAAGAGGTTATATAATGGTTGGAACTATAGGTATGGATTTTAGTAGCTTTGTAGATAGATATGTGGTAGCTTTTGATGATATAACAAAAGCTTGGAGGATAATAGATTTCCACCACCCAGAAGCTAAGAAATTTAGTGATCCTTCAGAGGAAGTACCAGATGATAGTCCAGCATTAACATTAATCCCTGAAATGGCTTTTGCAAAATTAATCAACACAGCTATAAAATTAGGGGTGTTGGCACCTTCTATCGTAGGCAATACTAATGAAATTTATAGTGGCGGAAACAACGAGAAAGATACTACAATAGAAGAATTGGGAAAGAAGATAATAGCCCTAGAAGAAAGAAATTCTAAATTGGAAGAACATTCAGGCAAGAACGAGATTAAGAAGATGGTGATAGATAAAATATTCAAATTAGGCATAACTGAGGATATAAATGAAATTAGGTAATTTTTTGCAGGATTATTCTGTTGAGTTACAGAAACGTGAGAAGCTTGACGGGTTACTTAATTTAGCAGATTTTCTTGCAAAATCAAACAGTGAAACTGGACGTATGCAAAGTATAGGAATAGATACTCTAGTCAATTCTTGGGTAAAACAACAATTAGCCTATAGGGAACAACTTACCGAAGATCTTATGACTATAGCTAGGTCTTGTTCTGAGATAGCTGCCCCATTGATGCACATAAGGAATGAAGTTTTTAGGAAAGGCATGAATTTCGAGCCTAAATTTGCTAAAAAGTGTACAGAATGTGGCACTGAATATGAAAATTTAACTATAGAATGTGAAAAATGCGGTGATGAAGGAAAATTAGTCGACCCGGACGAAGAACAGTTGGAAGTTATAAAACCATTCATTGATGATTGTAATATATTTGATCAAGATTTAGAAACTGTTCTTAAACAGTTCCATAGAGACTTTAATGCCGTAGATGACGCATATTTGTATCTAAATAAAGAATACTACATAGATGAAGATTCTAAAAACAATAAAAAAGATATAAAGTCTAAGGTGGTTGAAATACGAAGATTGAAACCAGCAGTAATGGAATTCGATTTAGATGATGTTGGATTGCCAAAGCATAAGAACTGGATTTGTTTGTTACACAGGGGTGAATTACCACAACAAAAGGAAAATGATGATGAGGTACTATACTGCAAAAAAGATGGGTGTGGTTGTGAATTAGTCCCGGTTATGTATACATACAAATACAGAGGATCGAAACTTTATTTTACAGATTCAGAAATATGCCACCAATCAAAATTTGAACCTACTGAAACTTATGGGTATTCACCAATTCTTATAATATTTGAAAAAGCCCTAACAATCTTAGGTATGGACAAAACAGTATTTAGATATTTCTATGAGCGCAAGATGCCTGCTTCTATGTTGATGGTAGCTACAAGTGATGTAGAAAGTATTCGTACTGCTAGAGCGGATTTAGTAGCGCAATTAAAAGCTAATCCTGACCATATTCCCATGGTAGGTTATACACAACAAGCAGGACAACGTGGCCGGGTAGATATGGTTAGATTGTTCCATACGCTTCAAGAAATGGATTATCTGCCGGTTAGGCAAGAGATACGTGAGAGGATTGCAGCTTTATGGGGCTTACCGCCGATGTGGCAATCCGAACATACTGGTATAGGAGGTTTGTCAGGGCAATCACAACAATTAGTTCAATTTTCAAGGGTGGTAGAATCTGACCAACGCATATTTAACACCAAAGTATTTCCATTCATCCTAGAAGCTTTTGGAGTAACAGACTGGAAGCTAATGCTAAAGCAACCAGAAGAGAAGGCTGAAGGGACTAGAATTTCTTTTGCACAACAAAGAGCCCAAATAGCAGGTACACTTAAACAAATGGGCTTTACTGTTGAAGTAAAAGAAGGGGCTAATAGCATAGATGATATAGATTTTAAAGTTAGTGCAGCCCAAGAACAGGAAGGCCAGGAAGATCAAGGGTTTGGTGGGATGCCATTTGGTATGTCTATGGCTGAAAAGGGCTGGGTACCTCAATTATTGAATAAAGGCTATCCATTAGATAATGTTGGAAATGTAGTAGCTTTAAACAATGGAACTAACGCTTTATCTTTTAGCTCTAAAGGTTCAGATTACATAGCTATATTTAATCTTGGTACTTTGGTGGATGTTATGAGTTATGAACCGAAACAATACTTACAAAAAATAGATGGCAAGTTAACGGATAAAACTGAAATAATGAGGGATAAACCCTTAGATCAAGATGATTTGGATGATGGAGATGTATAAAAATATTACTAGACAAGAACGAAGAGAAGCTAGACAGAAAAGTAAACAAGAAAAGATGCCGTGGCATGGACGTAGTATTGTTACTGTGTATAAAAATATTGTTTTGAAGAGTAAACAAGTTGATTAATTCTTATTCACCTAAAGGAAACAAATTGTATGCAAACAATAAATTTTTGGGTATAATCAAGAAATATTGTCCAAGTACAAGTACTATCGCATTTGAAAAAGCTGGGTTATTTATGAGATTAAAGATATTTTTATGGGGGATATATGACTACTTTAGGAACTACTTCAACAACCTTTAACCCAACTTTTGGTGATGATGACGATAATGAAAAATTACGTAAGTTAAGTGAGTGGGTTAATAAGGCACATACTGGTCTAGTACCAAAGAAAGTAAAGGTCCGTAGAGGTGGCAAAGAGTTTGAAAGAATGCAGTGGGTGAGACCAGAAGAGTTAGAAGATGCAGACATGGTAAAACTAAATGATAAATTTGTGCAGAAGAAGGAAAAATGGCATAAATTAGCTGGTTTGTATGCACAAATGATGCTAATACACAAAGAATTTCCTTCAAAAAGAAATAAAGATTTAATCGAAAAAATAAGGGAACGTATTAATCAAGCAAGGAATGATCAACAAGCCTACAAAAAATTGATTGATCAGTTGGAAAAAAGAGGTAAAGAAAAAGATAAGAAACAACAAGAAGAAGAAAAAGTAGATACTTCTAATTATGATGCTGAAGAGACAAAGGTTTCTTCGTCCCCGGTGAAAGAATCAGAATATTTAGGTGGTGGTTGTAATGTAACAGCTAAACTTAGGTTTGCAGA